CGATATGCTACCCAAAGACGAAGAAGGCTACTCGCTCTTCGGGCGTCTTAACGAAAACGGGCGTTTTGAAGTCAACCCAAAGTCAGTGGGTTTGTTCGGACGGTACATCCCGATGCTCAGCACGAGATTTAGCAACAATCACTTCACTCCTCACGGTGTACAATCATTTTACGATGCCACGAAACTGGCGGAGAGTGGGACAACGCCACGAAACACAAAACAGAAAATGTACCACGGCGCATCCTCTTCTTCGCCCGGTTATTCAAACAAGGTAAAACCCGACAGTAGTGGTGTTGACTTACTGGCTGGAATTGAGGGGCAAGCCAACAAGTACTCTCTCAGTGGGAGGCACGATTTTCAAAACGCCCTCTTAGTGACGGGTGGAAGGCAAGGTGAAGCAACCAACCAACGCTACAACTCTCGTATCAAGCATCGTGCTGTGACGGCTCAACAACAAATGAAACCACCTCATGACCCTCCTAAGAAACGACACCTCACCCGACAGGACATTTTGGGTGGCAAGCACACGCTCAGCCACAATGCTGACAACATCAACGCGCATAGTGCATTCCACGGCTACAGTGGATTAGAGCAAGGTGGGGGTGAACTCACTGCTGCTCAACTTGATGAGGTAGAAGCATTACAGGCTCAAGTTGATTCTCTTCATTTAGAACTTGAAGAGCCCGACATCACTGATGAAGCACATGAAGAAGTTGACCGCTTAATAGAGGAGTTGGAAAGTCAAATTGTAGCCATCTATGAGTATGGTGGCGAACAAGCATCGGGGGCTAAGGGGCGTAAGACAAGGAGAGGCTACACCACTCCATTTACCAATCACGATGCGAAGGATGAGGCTGACCTTACTGCTATCGTTGAAATGGCGAAGCGCTTCAAAACGATGTACGAGAAGGAGGACCCCAGTGCGTTTGACACTTCGGACCCAAGAAAAGCCGATGCTAACATGCGCATGCTCTTCCATGATGCAAACCGAGCGCTCATGATTATGCGTCATGAAGACCACGGTTTGTTCACACACGGTTATGATTCACAGGATGTTGACCAAAAGACAGCGAGTGAATTGTTGAGCACTGAGGATGAAGTCTTCAATCCACAGCGAAACCTTGCGTTGAGTATGATTCAGCACGGTGTTGAACTCACTCCCGACATGGAAGCACAGCAAGTGTTGGAAGCATTGGGCTTCCCAACCGATAGGAAGGGTGAATACAGCCCTGTTCACACTGCTCTTGCTGAGCAAATTGCCAGCGAATTAGACGGGCCCATGAGTGCTTTGAAATTTGGCGACCTTCTCGCAAGAGGGCCTAACCTTCATCCAAAAATGGATTTCACTTTGCACGCTGATGTTGAGCCGAACGCTCACAGTGATGCTTTCCAACAAGCCCTCTATGCTTCACCGGAGTATCAAGTGTACCGAAAAGAGGGTGCGAAGAATCCTTCCAACATGAAGGGGTGGGCGAGTAAAAATTACCTCAGCAAGTTGTCGGGTTTGCGTAGATTCATGACTGAAAGAAGCACCGCTGGTGATGAGGAGCCTGTTCCTGTTGTTTCAAAGTACGGCATGAAGCACTTCCCCAGCGGTTCAGTTGGTAGCGAAAAAGGCCGTGGTTCCATTGGGAGCGCGTTTGCGAATCAAATCAACCGCTTGATGCACGATGTTGTCCTCATGTCAAAGGAGAACCTTGACCTTAGCCTCCTTGCTCAGCCGCAAGTAGAGCAAGGCATTCACAATGTCACAACTGCGAACTACGGCACTGGTCGTCCGATTCACCCTTACACCTCAATGCAGGGGCATCGTGTACACGACCACTTCGTGTCGGGTGTGATGCACACCGGGCGTCCAGCCATGCCCACGGTCGGGATTGAATTTGATGCAAACCGTCAACCTGTCGTCGGTCCAAACATGGGCGGGGAACAGGATTTGAAGACTGTGAGCGAGGATAAACAGCAAGCGGTCTTTGGTGAAGACTGGACGAAAGCCATGAAGGATAGCGGTTGGCAACACGAGCAAGAAAACATTCGTATGATGCAGCCAAACCCAGCGGGTGAAACACCAAGCGACGACCCAATGGACATCGGTAAGAGCCTTGACGACCAACTCTATGCGTTGATGAACCCGGATGCGCTGCTCAAAGCAGACGGCAAACCTCTACCTATCCTTGCGATGCACCGCATTTTCAAAGTCAAGGACTTGGAATGCTTGCGTGGTTTTAGCGGTGAGTGGGCTGTTTCAGCGCTCCCTGCGGGTCAGCGCATGATTGTAGAGCGCCGTTCCGGGCGTGTGAAAGCCTACGATGAGGACGGACCAGTTACGCTGGAAGACGAAGACCGGAAGCACATCCGTGCGTTGACTGAAAAGAACTTCATCATTGATGTAGTCAAGACCGACAGTGAGATTGTGCTTGTTGACATTTTGGACTACGACGATACCAACATCGCTGACATGAATGTGCGTGAGCGTATCAAGGTCATGCGTGGGCAAATGGACAGTCAAGAGCATGTCATTGTTCCCGGTCCTCACAACTTCCGCCTTACTGACGACGAGGGTTTGGAAGAAGCAACTAAGAGTCTGCAAGAAGACCATGACCGTCTGTTGCTGCGAGACGCCACCTCTACTTACATGAAAGGAGAACGCCGACATCCAAAGTGGTACTTGATGCGTGCGAACAAGAACATAGCCTTCATCGTCCTTGATGTGCGAGGCAAGGGTCCTTTCACTTACCGTCTTGGTGCTGGGCCACTTGACGGTGAGGGACTTGGCAACCGTGGTGTTGAGCATGAAGGTAAGCACTACCTTGATGTTGGTACAGTGCAAAGTCCTAAACCGTTCAACGAAGGTGATGTGGTGAGTGTCTCCGTATCAGGTGTGAAAAAGAAGAAGCGCAACGACAAAACGCTGTTTGATGTAACTGCATCAAAAATCGTAGGTGAGGCTGATTGTGCCGCTGCTTCTGCTGAAACGCTATCCCTGTTGGCGAAGTCCCACGACCTCATTCATGTACCGTTTGACCTTTCGCTGCAAAAACAAAGCGTAGTGGTTTCACTTCACGGGATTGATGATGTGTCCTACACGCTTGAGAAGTCCTCTCATGGGTTTTGGGCACACACGCCCACTTCCATGTTGGGTGAACTTAGCGGTAGCACTTACGCTGTTGAACTCGCTCAAAGTCTTGCTCCATTGTGGAAGCCCGCTACATCGCTGATGATGAAAGCAACCAGTCCAACTCGTAGCATGGCTGACCCGAAGCATCGTCGCCATTCTGCTAAAGAGTCCGCTGGTATCATTGAGGAAGACGATGCAAATGCCATCATCAAACCTAAGCGTGAGGAACTCATGGTCAAGACGCTGACTCGTATTGTTGACCTATACGAGCGTATCGCTAAGGAGAAAATGTCCGGTAGGACCAGTGCTCAAGGACTGGGTATTGATGTAGGAAGTCAAGTTGAGTCTCCTCGTGGGCCCACCTCACTGACATCTGAACAGTCCATGCCTGACTATGACATGAGGGACCGTCCAACCGAGGACCCCGAGGAAGAATACCCCGTAGCACGAAGAATGCGGGAAAAGCGTAAAAACAAGGAGCAGTCTGCTGGTTATGAAGCGGAATCGGAAAATGACTGATGCCGCTTCATTTATGTAGGTGAACGAAAAGAGGAGTGGTTAGTGTGTTGCTACGAAAACAACCAGCAAGCCTCTCCCTACTCAAAGGGAGCAACGACCTCGTGGTCGCAGGGTACGCCAGTGTTGAACTCGTTGACAAGCAGGGAGATTTAATCACAAGGTCAGCGTTGAAGGATGCGTTCAAAAAATACATGAGCGACCCCAAATACCGAAATGTACAACTGGCCCATTCAAACATTCAAGTTGGAGAAGTAATTCCACAATACACAGACAATCAAGGGAGGTTATGGAAAAGCGAAGTTGACGATGCTGGCATGTTTGTCGTTGTCCAACTCCGAAATGATATTGAAAAAGCACGAGAAGTGGCTTCGGAAATACGGAAGGGCAACTTAACAGGATTTAGTATCGGAGGACAGGCATTCAAGCGAGTTCACAAATCCGATGCAACCCACGGCTCATATCAAGAAATCAGCAAACTGGAACTTCACGAAATAACCATCTGCGAAAAAGGAATAAACCCCGAATCAACATTCAAAATACTGAAAGAAGACAAAAACAACAAGGTGAACAAAATGACCGACGATGTAATGGAACAAATGAACGATGTGCTGTCCCGACTTGAAGGGCGACTGGACTCTATGGAGAAAGGTATGCCTCCTCAACTTCGTGCTGCTATGAAGGACGAGGACAAAAAGAAGGACGAAAAAGAAAAGGGAGTGTACGCAATGGACAAGGACGAGGACGAAAAGAAAGACCACAAGGACAAGGCCATGGACGACAAAGAAGAGGAGAAGAAGGACGAGAAGAAGAAGTCCGACGAGTTCTCCGATGTTATTTCCGCTGAGTACCTTGACTGGATGGAAAACACCCTCAAGTCCGCTGGCGTGGACACCGACGGTGCTCGTGCTCACTTTGACGGCATCTCCAAAGCCAACCTTGGTTCCACCCCCGAAGCCATTGGCGACGGTGCTGACTACTTCGCTGGTCAAGTCAAGGGTCGTGCTCAAGAAGGTGGCTCACCTTCCACCAACGCTCTCGCTCGTGCTGGTCTCTCCCGAGGCGGCGATGTTAACAAGTCCGACTTTGTGACCTCCGTTGACCCAGCCTCCCTTGAGGAAGCCTACAGTGTCTTCAAAGCCGCCAAACAGGAAGAGCAACTTCGCAAGGCTTTGGAAAACAACTTTGAACACCGCTTCGCTGAAGAACAGCAGGCTGAAATCAACAAGGCTCAAGCACAAGCCTTTGATGCTCGTGGCCCACTTGATGAAGTCATGAAGGCTCTTGGGGCACTCAACGACCGCATAGACAACATCGGTGCTGCATCTACTACACTTGCCAAATCTGACAGTGGACACACCGCTGTTGAAGTTCCAAGCACACAGGAACTTGGCAACATGTCGTGGGACGAAGTTCACCAACTCGCAAACGGGGTGTTCCGAGGCGAGTGAACCCTCAACAAACAAAACAAAAGGAGATGAAAAAATATGGCACGCAATTATGTACGAACTGTAACTGACATGGAGCGCTACTACTATGGCGCTGGAAACGCTATGGGTTATTCCTACACTGGTAGTGAATTGCTCAAAGCAGACGCCCCCATGCTCTCAACCACCGCCGGAACCTACCAAGCCATCTACGGACGCAAGGTTTGGTCCCAGTTGAACCAAGAGTTCAACGCCTTCTCAATCCTTCCAAAGCGCCCTTGGGAGCGCAGTGGATGGCGAGTCATCACTGAGAAGCCTAACGGTGGTGTCTTGACTGGTGGTGTTGCTGAAAACGCAACCCTTCCTGAAACCATCAAGCCAACCTTCCAGCACATCGCTGCAAAGCCAAAAGTCATCGCTCACACCTTTGATGTCAGCGAAGTTGCTATCTTCTTGGCTGACAAAGATGATGGATTGGGCGACATGCGCTCAGTTCTCAAGGAAGAAATGGGTAAGCACCACGCTGAAATGGTCAACAAGATGCTTCTCACTGACTGTTCCACTGTCGCTGGAAACAACTTTGAATCTCTTGACCGAATCACCGGCAACGACGGTGGTGCTTCCGGTGGATTGACTTCCATGGAAACGGGCAGCGCTTCCGCTGACCACTGTGGTTCAACCGACCTTGACATCTACAGCATCAGCCGCAGTGCAAACTCGTGGTCCAACGCTGAAGTCAACTGTGGTACTGACGCTGACGCTGCAAACCGCCGTGTCCTCAGTCTTGACCACTTGGACACCCTCTTCCAGCAGATGTGGGAGCGTGGTGGCAACCCCAAGGTCATTCTTACTGGCTACGACACCCTTATGCGACTCCAACAACTCCTCCAAAGC